CTAAAACTCGTTTGGAAGCCCTATTTATTTTGCCTTGCATGAGTTCTGGTTTCGCTAAAGTCAATTCATCTAAGTCGTGTTTAGCAAATGTTTTTCTTAACTTATTAACATTGCGCAAAGCTTCTTGTTTATCCTTTTCTAAAGAAGCCATAAGCGTTTGAGCCTTTTTTTGATTGTTTAAAGCAGTTTCAATAGCTTCGTTTTGTTCCTGGACTTTGGCTTCTAAAACAAGTTGATTGCCTTTTAACGTACCTATGTTATCTTGTAGTCTGTCTATGTACCACGCGGATCCAGCCACCGTTGACAACAATAAAAACCCCAGGATTAAAGCCAACTTCATTTAGGTTCCACAGGGACAAACAGCCCCTTCTCTATTAATATTGCTCTATTCGCCAAATGAGCTTCCTCAACTAACGCTTTGTTTTCTGCGTTGTAAATAACTGCATAAGACTCTTTTACCATTAATTCATTAACATTCCTTAATGAACCTTTTTCAAACTCTGCCCAAACTTCGGCTATTACTCGACCAAACTTGCCTCTGGAATCTTTTAGTTTGGTTTTTAATACAATCTTTTTTCCTTTAATACTCTCTTTAAGGTAAGCCTTGCTGAGCTTTCCTCGTGCTTTTTCATCCAAGTCACGAGTCCTCGACTCGGGCGTATCAATGCCAGCCAAACGAACCCGAACAGAGTGCAAAACATCAAAACCAAGGTCAAGAATAACATCCATAGTGTCCCCGTCGACCACTCTTTTAACTTTGCATTTATATTCGTACATTCTAGCATCTCCTATTTCTTTTTACTTTTCGCCCTGTATCACCATTTGTTGTAATCTAACTGCTCTATTGCCCACCTGTGTTGCCCATTTACTATCCATCATTTCTTCGCTTGCTATTTTCCAGTCACCTTTTTGCATTGCTGCAATAAATTTAACAAATTTACTAAGTCTAGGATAACCTAAATTAAAGCACATGTTAGCAAGAACTCTTTGTCGTGTGCCATCAAGACCCCGCCACCAAGACATGTTTCTATCTAGTTCGTCGCATACAGTATCAATATCATTCTTTAAACATTCTTTAATACGTTCTTCCGACACAGGAGTTCCTACTGGTTTATTTATTTCTGGATCTGTGTCTAAAACTAAATGACCGACGCCCAATGTAAGAAACCCAAGATGATCGTGGTACGTCTCATACTTGTATCCTTCGTCTAGAATAAGTTCTTTTATTAATTTATTTTGATTCATCATGTGTAATAAGTGTCCGTGTCCCAACCTGTCGATCCACCCGACAAGCTTACTGTTGTATTTCCATTTGTTGAGACGCTGAGAGTTCCTAAACCACCAACGGCTTTTACTCCGTCTTCGTTTCCTTTGTAAAGATTTATCCATTTTTCTCCTGTCCAAAGTTGAAGTTGCTCACTGGCTCTGTTCCAAATAATATCTCCGTCATTAAATTTATTGGAATCTCTTTGCGTAAAATTAACCGCTTGAGTTGCGTCTATGTCTACACTATTTAAACTTAATTCTAATACTCTAACTAAACGATTAAAAGTTTCGGGTGAGATTTCCCCTATAGCTACAGGAAGTTTAGTCTCTAATAGTTTAGACATTAGCGTTTACCGTTTGGTTGGAGTGCCATACGGGTAGCCCCAACTCTAAAACCAACACCTGATCGTGCAGAAGTTTCTCCATCATCATCTGATTCAATACGCAGTACTGCTTGCCTAGCCCTCATCCTAGTTTGTATCTTTGTAGTAGTCGATGTGCAATTAGTAGTAGAAGAAGTTGTTAAAGATTCTCCTGGGTAGTTTCTTTTCTTTAATACTACGTTAATAGTTTGGTCGTCTCCCGAACCTGTAAATTTAATATCAGGAATTATTTCACTAACAAATTGATATTCTTCGCCTTCTCCTATGTCAAAATCACTAGACTCTATATACACGCTATCCATAGGAGACCCATCATCGTCATTACCTGATTCCTGGTTATATAAATAACCTACATCAGAAGTTGTGTAAGCAGCAATAGGGTCATTAAAAATACCTTCGTCAAGCCACGCGGAACGAGTAAGTTGCCCGATTGCCCATACGTTTTCACTGTAATTAAAAGTAACATATCTATCAATAACGGTAGAACTGCTTGAACAATAAAACCACCCAACTTCTTCAAATTCTTTATTTAAAAAACCGAAAGTTTGATACGTTTGACCTTCATTAATATCATCAAATACATAATTTTGGACGCTGCATGGAATATCTGAAACAGTTCCGTTATAGCTATAAAATCCTTTTTTATCCATCCAAAACACCCCTTTAGGAGTATTTATATGAGCATTTGGTCCAATTAACCCCACTCCTTCGTTTACTAAATTTACGGAAAAAGTAAACGGTTGACCTACAAAAGTCATGGAATACAATGAAGTATCTGTCCATATTAATGTTTCTTGTCTAGCCCTAGTAGCGCCTACTATTAAAGAACCTGCCGATAAACGAAAAGAACCTGCTGTATTAGTTGATCTAGGTTCCCACTCTGTTGCATTTTCCTGGTCGCTCCAACAAATAAACATAGGGTCTAATGCGCCTGTTCTAGCAGTATTTCCTGTGTTTAAAGGATCTGCCCCAAAAGCGATAACGTGTCTGTCTATGTCGCTTACTAAAACTGTTAACGCTTTTGTAGGGCAGAGATTAGCCCCCGCGATATCAGCTAAAGCAACGGCTCGGTTATTTAATCCTGAAGATTCGTCCCAATAAAAAAGATTACCCGCCCGTACATTACTAATTAAATCTTCACCAAAATTATCATGAGACCATAAACGTAATTGGTTACTAGCACTTAAAGCGTTTGCGCTACCCCAAGTACCTTCGCTCCATAAACCAGAACCCCAACCCGTGCTTTGAACGTACACATCAAGACCAACGTTAATTTGATACGCCCCGTCTACCCCTGAGCCTCCGTTTCCTGAGTCACTAGAATTAGCAGTAACGGTATCCCCATCCGTATCTTTTGCTGTGAACGTATAAGTATTCGCAGAAGGAACCCCCGTTATTTGGTACTCTTGATTTAAAACTGCGGCGGTTACTAAACCTCCTAAAGTAGCTGCCCCAGAAATAGTGACAAAATCATCAACCACTGCTCCATGGCTAGAGTCTGTTGCAGTTATAGTAGAAGACCCATTAGTTGCAGCAAAAACGATACCATTAGTTGTTGTAGCTCTTATTGGAGTAACGTCATTAAAGACGTCTCCTTCTTTAATATAGTATTTCCAAGTAGTGCCTAAGCCTAAATACTTAGTGCTTTCTAAGTCGACCCAAGCGTGTAATGCTCTACAAGTAGATTGGAATGTATTAGAAGTATTTTTAGTCCATCCACCTATTTTTTCAGGTAGATTTTTTCTAAAACGAACTAAATTAGAATCAAACCAACCACCTTCGTTGCTGTAGTCAGTCCCTTCTTTGTTGATTCCTGGTCGAAATAGCAATTTTTGCAAAGGCATTCCATCTCCCTAAAATAATTGCTCAGCTAAAATAGCTCCAGCACTTAATAATAATGTAACTAAAGTAGCAATAACAAAGAGTTCAAGACGTTTAATACGACTAATGGTTTCTAGCCAACGCTCAGTACAAACAGCTTCATGGCGGTCTATGTGTGCTGCTACTTCCATTACTGTTTTCTTAGCCATTAACCATTATTTGTCTTTAGCTTTGCCTATGTTTAAAGCTAAAAAATCAATAACTTTATACAATTTGCCTAAAAACTTATCTCCTTCTGGAGTGGGGGTTACAGCAGCCACAAGTGATGCTATTGCAACAATAGCGGTTATCCACACAAATATATTTATATACATCATCTTAATTTACCTCTTCGGTTGTTGGTGATTCTTCTAAAACCTCTTCAGCGACTTCTTTAGAAGCCTCCACAAAAGCACTTTGGAACACGGACATACTGGCAGCCACTTGGTCTAATTGGAATTTAAGACTGGCTTCTTTGTTTCTCAAATCCAGTAATTGCGAGTGTAAGTATTTCTGTTGGTCGGACAACTCAGATACTTTTATCTCTTCATCGTCTATAAAGACTACG